TACCACGCGAGCCTGTACGGGGACCGACTGTTCGACGCCTTCAATGGCATCGAGCTTTACGAAGGCTCCCTCAACCTCGCGGTTTACTATTCGTTCCTCGCGCACACGCTTCGCGATGCATCGTTCCCCCAGCGGTGGGCGATCGGCGTGCGAGTGGCTGGCTCCGACATGGTGGACGGCGGCACGCGCGGGCAGCGCGTTGAGGTCGTGACCGACCCGACGACGATCCTTATGCTGGACGCGGCGATGGAACAGCAGCCACAGGTCGGGCAGTTCAACGCGTCGGCCGACGTGGAGAAGCTCGAAGGCACGATCGCCGCAATCGCACATCGCCTCGCCACCGACGCTGGCCTCTCGCCGAGCGAGATCCAGCGCACGAGCGGAAGCGCCAAGAGCGGCTACGCTATCAGTCTGTCATCCGAGGGTAAGCGGACGGCGCAGAGGAAATACATCCTCCAGCAGCGCGATGCCGACGAGCGCCTCGTCGCGATCTCGGCAGCGTTGTACAACAGGGCCACCGGGTCGCAGTTCCCCGAGGGCGGGTACTCGGTCATGTACCGCGAGATCCCGCTGTCGCCCGAGGAGATGCAGAGCCGGCGCACCCACGCGCTCGAGATGATGGAGGCCGGCCTGATGGACAAGGTCGAGGCCCTCCGGCTCTTCGGGTCGATGACCCACGAGGACGCCGTCGCGCGCCTCGAGCAGATCACGCTCGCGAAGGCGGCAGAGGCGCGCATGATGGAGAGCGCGCCGCCGGCCGTTGAAGAAGGAGAAACAGGAGGACGGCCGGCGACGGCCGCACCCGATGTATCCCCTGCTCACGCGGAGGCGATGGACGAAGTCGCCGAGGAACTCGACGCGGCAGAGGAGGCCCTCGCCGCTCTCGACCTGGACGAGGCGAACGCTGCCGTCGTGGCGGCGGTCATCGAGAGCCTACGCGAGGCCCGCGGCTACCTCGGGCTCGGCCCGAAGGTCGAGGCCAAGGTCGAGATCCACGACGACATGGAAGAGGACGAGGCGACTACCTGATGCCGTTCATCAGCGAGAGGCAGCGCGACTATCTGAAGCGCGAGCACCCCGAGGTGTACCGGCGCTTCTTGCGCGACGAGCGCGCGATGGGGTTCGAACTCCGCGCTCCCGTCGAGGTCGCTGCCATCGCGAAGCGTGGACTCGAGAACCGGCGCAAGTACGGCCGAGGCGGGACGCTCGTCGGTGCGCGTCGTGCGTCGCAGCTTGCCGGCCGCGACGTGGTGAGCATCGACACGATCAAGCGCATGGTCGCGTACTTCGAGCGTCACGAGGCTGACCTCGAAGCACCGGCTGCTCAACCAGGGCACCCGCAGTATCCGAGCGCTGGGCGCATCGCGTGGGACTTGTGGGGCGGTGCCCCCGGTCGTGCGTGGGCGCGTCGGCAACTAGCAGTCTGGGAGCGCGTGCAATCCGCACGCGAGGAGGAAGCATGACCGAGGAAGGAACCACGACCACGACCACGACCACGGCAGAGGCCAGCGACAACGGAGCGGGTGCTCGCATCCGGCAACTCGTCGCTCGCGTGAAGGAGCTCGAGGGACGCGTGGCAGAGCTGGCGCCGCTCGCCGAGAGCGCCGAGAAGTACCGGGCGCAGATCGAGGAGGTCAAGGCCGCGAGCAAGGCCGAGCGTGAGGCGCTCCGCACCGAGCGTGAGATCGCCGCGGCTGGCATCACCGACGCCGAGGGCATCGAGTACGTGCAGCACGCCTATAGCCGGCTCCCCAGCGAGGGCCGTCCCCCGCTCGCGGAGTGGCTCGGCAACAAGGACGCGCTCCCGAAGGCCGTGCGCGCATATCTGCCCGAGGCTGCACCCGCCGCACCAGCTGCCCCGGCGGCTCCCGTTACGACGGCGATGCCGAAGGTCAACGCCGGCACGGTCACGCAGACGCCGCCGGCAACCACGGCGTGGACGCCCGAGAGCATCATGCGTCTGTCGCCTGCAGAGTTCAAGGCGAACGCCGCAGCGATCAAGGCTGCGCTCTCGGCACCTTGACATTCTGTCACGCGTAGGCATACCCTAGCCGTGGGGACACTCCCCACGCGCTCGGGGCAAGCTCCCGTAAAAAGCGACAGGCGCGGCAACCTCGAACCTCTTTAGGAGGCCACTATGGCCAATATCGATTTTGCCGCTCTCGACGGCAACGCCCGCGTCGCTGCGGTCCTCTACCAGTCCATCGTCATGAAGCTTGCCGATACCGGCAGCCTTCGCAACGCGCCGTGCTTCCTCAACGTGGGCAGCGTGAACGGCACGGGCTCCGACTCCATCCAGGTGCCCGTGGTCGGCCTCAACGGGACCGACATCATGAGCGCCCCCGGCGACGGCGTGAGCGTCAGCAACACCTCGATCACGTCCGCTGCGGCGACTGTGGTCGTGGCTCGTCAGGCGCTGCGCTACGACCTGACGGACCTCGCTCGCGTCAGCAACTCCGTGCCGGGCGGCGTGGACCTCGATGGTCTGTCGAACGCCATGGTGTCGGCCTTTAACGGCCGTTTCAACCAGCTCGCGTGTGCGCTGTCCTCGGGCTTCTCCACGCAGGTCGGCAGCACGGGCGTGGACATGACCACGGACACAATGTACAGCGCGATCTTCGCCCTCCAGCTGCAGAGCGTGATGGGCGAGTACGATGTCGTGCTTCATCCCCAACAGTACAATGACCTGATGTCGAGCCTCCGCGCGGAGACGGGCCCGGGTCAGTACATCGCGGCGAACCAGGAGCAGACCAGCGCGCTGGGCACGTCCTACAAGGGCAAGCTCTTTGGCGTCAACGTGCACGTCAGCAGCTACGTCCCGACCGCGAACGCGGGCGCGGACTACCGCGGCATGATGCTCGGCAATGGCGCCATTGCCTACGCCCTCGGCACCCCGGCGCCCATCGCGGCGGCGGGTGGCGTGATCATCCCGGCCGGCTCCCCTGTGGCGGTCGAGTGGGAGCGTGACGCGGCATCGGGTCTGACCAAGGTCGTCGGCAGCTCCTTCCTCGGCGTTGCCGAGCTGCAGGATCTCAAGGGCGTTGGCATCGTCAGCGACCTGTGATGGTCTGCTAGGCTCTGCCTAGCGCCTAGGCGTGTCCGTGCTTATGGTACGGGCACGCCTTCGTGCGTAAGGAGAAACAGATGGCAGCGAACTTCGGAACGGCTGACGGTGGCAACTTCGCGGCGCAGCCTGCGTCTCGTCCGCAGGGGATGGCTACCCTGCTCAACCTGCCGAGCAACGCGGCGTGGTGGTACACGCATCACCCGGCGCACTGGCAGTGCGTGGACGGCGAGTGGCTCCCCGACCTCGGGCAGATGGTCGCGATCCCCGGCCTCAATCGCGTGGACAAGAACGGCGACACGGCGCTCGCCGAGGTCCACCTCGGGAAGAAGGGCATGACCGTCATCCCTTGGGAGGTCGAGCCGGGTGGCTACTGCATCCAGTACGCGGGTGCGAACGGTCCCGTGTTCCTCTCGAAGTGGGAGAAGCCGAAGCTCGTGGCAGGTCAGACGCGCATGACGGTGGACACCGAGGGATACCGGGCCTTCTGCCGTCGTCTCGTCGCGGACGGCGTGATCAAGATCCCCGACCCCGACTTCATCGGTGTGATCATCGAGCGCCAGGAGCGCGTGGTCAGCGAGCACCAGACCCGCGCGCCGACGCACCCCGGCAGTGCGCTCGCACTCCCTGTCGAGCAGAAGCGCCTCGAGGACATGCGCGCCGCGCGTGAGCGCATGTATACTCCCGTCAAGAGCACGAAGGCGAAGGCATGAGCGGGGAGCGTAAGGACATCGCAGCAGCGAAGGAAGCCATGACGCGCCGTCTTGTCGAGGGCGGCATGGCGCCGCAGCGCGCCGAGCAGGTTGCGCGCCAGCAAGCGCAGAAGGCGGATCGTCGCGAACGCGATAAGTAACGGCAGGGGGACACGATGAGCATCAGCGAGACGCTCTACACGGCACGGTTTCGCTCTGGCGAGACGATCGAGCGTGGGCGTAATCAGGATCTCACCTGTCCCGTCTACCGTGCGGGTGCGCTCGTCGCGCCGCTCTCGGGCACGCTCACGGTCTACCGTGCGGATGGGACGGTCGTGGTCAACGCCGCGGCTGTGACCATCACGGGCAGCGTGGCGACCTACGCGCTGCTCGGCACGGTGACCACGTCTCTTGCGTTGGAAGAGGGCTGGCTTCTGGAGTGGACGCTCCAGATGACCGCCACGATGCAGAACGTCTTTCGCAACGACGGCGCCCTCGTCCGTCGCACGCTCTACCCGGTCATCACCGACGCGGACCTGTTCCAGCGCCACAGCGACCTCCCGGCCCTGCTCGCGACGGGCACGACCTCGTATCAGTCCTACTTGGACGAAGCGTGGGGCACGCTCACGAACCGGATCACGGCGCAGGGACGCCGGCCTTACCTCATCATCCAGCCGAGCGCGCTGCGTGACGCGCACCTCGCGCTGACGCTCCAGCTCATCTTCCTCGACTTCCAGACGAGCGCCGGAGAGGGCGGTCGCTGGCAAGCCCTCGCAGAGCATTACGGTCGCGCCTACACCGAGGCGTGGGGGCAGTTGCGTTTCAGTTACGACGAGAGCGACGAGAACAAGGTCAACCCGAACACGAAGAAGAGCGGCACCTCGACGGTGTGGCTCAATGGCCGCGGCGGCTATCCGAACTTCGGTGGTTGGTACTGATGGCGAGCAAGACAGTACGGCAGTTGCGCGAGGACGTGACCGCACGGATCCTCACGCTCACAGGATGGAAGGAGTCACGCGTGGCTCCCGACAACTTCGGGCGTGACGCGGACAGCATCGCACACAAGGCGTTCGCCGTGCATCCCACCTCGACCGATGACCTGCGCGCATACCGCGGGCGCCCGGCCGAGGGCCTTCTCGTGGAGACTACGCTCGAGGTGCGCTACTCCTGGCGCCTCGCGCCGAAGGGCATGAGCGACAGTTACGACGATGCCCTCGATGGAGAGCAGAGCGTCATCAACAAGCTGATGGCCTACGACGCGACGTGGCCGCAGTCCTACAAAGTGCAGGTCATCAGCACCACGCGCGAAACGTCGGTACTCGGCGAATGGGTCGTCGGTGTGATAACGTTCCGCATCGTTCACACGCTTCCGCTTCAATAGGGGGTCCACATGGCTATCTCGAGTGTCGTGAAGAACTACCGGGACGGCACGCTGACTTTCAGCGATGCCACTACTCCCACGCCGCTGTCTATGACCGTGCAGTATGAGAGCGGGGACTTCTCGATCTCCGGTCTCGGTACGCTCCGCGAGACGACGACGTACCTCGACCGCGGTGAGTTCGGGAGCCTCCGAAACACTGCTCGTTCGTTCCCGAGTGGATCCTTCTCGGCGCATTTCACGGACCTGACTGACGCTACCGGCGGCACGCTTTACGATGTCGCGACGATCAGTGGATACTTCGCCTCGATGGTGTCCACGCTTGGCAGCGCCAGCGATGTCAAGACCTACAAGCTCGTTTGGACCTGTGAGGGGTCCAACTTCGGGGACAGCGGGGATCACGTCCTTACCCTCAATGACGTTCACGTTACCGGCGTGGATGTGGCGGAGGGAGACCCCACCTCCTACACGATCAACTTCGTCGTGTACGGAACGATCACGGCTGTCTAACCCCGCACGGGATCGCATCCCATGCCCGACGCCCCCCGTGCTACATGGTGCGGGGGGCGTTTCACGTCTGAAGGAGGAAGGAATGGAAGTCAACCTCGGGAAGCACAAGGTCACGCTCAAGAAGCCGGCGTCGTTCATGTCGGCTCGCGAGGTCACGATCGCCGTGGGCGTGAGCGCCCTGCGTGGTCTGGGTGCGGCGCTCGGCGTGTGCTGGGCGAGCAAGCCGCTGAAGGCCACGCTCGCCGGCTGCAAGTACGATACCCTCGCTTACGGCGGCGCCGTCGTTGACGAGCTGGTCGCCTTGGGTGTGACCGAGGCCGAGATCTACACGGCCGGGAAGGAGGCCCTCGACCTCGTGATCGAGGCCATCCCGCGCGAGCCCGAGGTCGCGACCGTTGAGGGTTTTATCGATCCGGAGCCGGAGCCCTCGACGCCGTAGCCATCGAGATCGGGCTCACCTTCTGCGGCGATCCCGACGCGTTCTATGGGTGGACACGCGACC